ACTGGAGTTTATCGATTGTGTCTACATGGTACACCAAATCCTCCTTGACTTGGTCTATCTGTTTTTTTATGTAATGTCTTATTGATTGAAGTGTATCTAAATCAAGATTCATTTTTTTCTAAACAAACTTTATTTTTGCCCTTTTCTAATCCTTTAAAACCATAATATTTCATAATATTAGCTATAAGATTCATATCATATAATGGATAATCATCAAAAACAAACCTCGTGTTAGGTGCTGTCCTTTGAGCAAACCAAACAGCCTCAGTAATTACATCTTTAGTCATGTGGGGACCATCAAAAAATACAAAAGCAAATTTTGAATCTTTATGCTTTGATATAGTCATAAAATCTACATCAGTCATATTACACAAAGTAAACTTACCCTTATTTCTATATGGTTTTAGATCATATAACATTTGATCTCTTAAAGTATCGGGATAAGTAGGAGCAATCCCTCTTTCATAACCATTCCACTGATAATTTTCTTGTTTATCAAAATGTTGATATTCTAAGTCACCATAAGGATCAACACCCACATGGATATAATTATTAATGAGATTGTCCATAATAACTTTAGACCCATATCCCTTATTAACTCCGATCTCACATGATTTATAACCTTGGCAATCAAATCCTTTAGTCCATCTTTCAAGTAATTCATATTCATAACTATCTCCACTTATCATGAACTACTTATAACTAATCTGTTATTTAAATCAACTACTTCTTGCCCTTGAAAATCTGAGTGCCCTTTATACCATAAACACTCGCCACGACGAGAATCCAAAGATTTGTGAACCAGCTCGGAAGCTGCGAGAAATATTCAAAGAAAAGTTTTACTTTGTCCATTGCGGTTGGATCATCACTCAGGACTGCCCAAGCCAGCACTAACACGGGGGCTGAGAGGATAATTAAAATAAATTCGTCCTTATAGTCTGATTGTCGGGCTTCAAGAAGTTTGCCCTGGTAAGCTTCCTCTCCTGCTGCCATTTTTTGTGCATGCATTAGTTGTGCGTCCGACATTGCTTGTTTTGTCTTTTGACGGTTCGAGTAAATATGCGCTCCCGTCTTTACTGCCATTCCTAATAGATTGAACCATGCCATAATATTGTTCCTGTCTTCGTTTACATAAATAAGGTATCATTAAATGCAAAATTTTTAAACCCTCTAGCCCAACTGCCTTCCACCTATAAGTAGTTTTATAATGATTATTAAAGGTTCTTGTATAAACATTGCCAAATTTAAAGAAATTATGAAACAAATCGACTACATCTCGATCAGTCATTTCTACAGATACTTCAATCTTTCTTCTAACTCTTCCGTCTCGATATTTTCCACCCTTAAAATAACCAAAGGTTCCTTCTCCTTCAAATATACCTGCTAAAAAAATTAATTTTTCTTTTTCGGATAGAAATTTGAACATCTATAAAAGATCGTTTGTATAACCGCCACCTTTAACCAATACAACTTCTGCTTCTTCAATCTCTCCACCTTTTGCTCTTTTTTCTTTGAAAAGATCGCTTTCAATTTCTTTAACTTTATCTGTATCGCCTTTTTCTTTTGCTTCTTCTAATAAAGCCATTAATTGTGCTACTCTACTGGGCATTTAGACTCCTACATGTTGAACAACCCTTTTTAAACTTTTCGTGTTTCCAACACGGATCTGGATTGTAAGTTTTTTTGGATTCGTATACTCTTGGTTTAAATAATAAAGTTCTAATAAAATCTAATATCCACGTTAACATTATCTAACTCCTATAAATTTAAATCCCTTTACCTGAATATCATTATTTCCAGGATAAACATTTTTATCCGTCATATCTCTATGTGGACATTTCATTCCGCCCGAACCAAATTTTATTGGTGGTATATTTGAGTTAGGCCCTTTCTTTGGTGGTGGACCTGATTTTTTACCTTTTATCATATTCTCTTACCTTTAGTAAAACATATAAAACAATTATTGATAAAAGCATTCCAATAAAAAATAAACCTATCATAATAAACTTTTATCTACATTAGATGATATCACAACTTCACCACCATCGTCATAAGCTTGAAAACCAGATAAAAAAGTATTTGGTTTCGAAACAGGTTTTTTAATTTGCGTAACAGGTGTTTTGCAAGGAGGGTAACTTCCATCAGGACATAATTGTACTCCTTTAGAATTTTCAGTATTATCTACATAACCTTTGTTTTTTAAAAAGCCAGCTTCCTTCATGTAATTTGTACCTGCTTTACTCATGACATCTAATGGTTTTCCTGTCGCTCTATAATAATCTCTAGTAATTGGCATTCCTGGGTTACCTTTTTTTGGATTTCCAAAAAGAGTTTCACCTCTTGCAGTTTGCGTTCTTGTTGCTTTTTGAACTTTTTTTCCTAATTCAAAAGCATAACCTACACCTGGAATTTTTCCAAAAACAGTTCCAGCAATGTTCAATCCTACTGTAACAGGATTTATTCTTACACTTGTATCTTTAGGTGTTGTAGCAGGTGGAGTATTTACTGTAGTTTTGCCTGCACCACCCGTATTTGTATTCGTTCTTGTTTCTCCATAATATCCAGAACCTGACTCGAATCTTGTGTGCCCATGATCAGAACCTTTATTACCGGTATTTCCTGGCGGACTACTAAAGTCTGCTTTTGAGGCGTCCATTCCGCCACCTCTAAATTTTCTAATTTTACGTTTTTTTGTTACCATCTTGTTTTTCTCTCGCTAAATCAATTTTCTCTTCTGCAATTCTAATTCTTTCACCTGCTTGATCTTCTCCAGATTCAAGTTTCATTTTATCAAAGTCTAGTCTTTCTTCAAACTCCATTGATTTTCTCTCTTGATCAGCTATAGTTTCTTGAGCTTTTCTTTGTAAATCCATAGCTCTTAAATCAAGTTCTCTTTGTTTTAATTGAACTAACGGATCTCCTTTTTGTGTCATTGATTCCTCTTGTGCAAGCTGCATTGTTATCTCTGCAACTCTTTTTGCTACCATACTATCAAATAAAATCTTAAATCCTTTAGGATCAGTCTGTGCTTGTTGTGCTAACTCAGGTGTGTTTTCAACCATATCACCAATTTCACCATGAGCTTGTAATGCAATATGATCAGATATGTGTCCTTGCATTAAAGCGTAGACCATTGGATTGATTTGAACCATTCTTGTAGCCATAAATGCTCTGTGAGCCATAATATGTGCTTGATGATCTTGTTCAGGGAACGCTTTTAACATTTGCATCTGTAATGCTTTAGCATTTTCAGTTGCTGGGTCTTCTGGAACCACAGGTGGTGTAGGTTTCAATATTGCATCAATGTTTTTTGTACCTAAAGCTTCATAAACTCGTCTGTAAGCCTCTCTTAAGTTGTGCATTTGTGGATTTGATGCTGCAATCTTTAAATTTTCGTTTGCTAAAGTCACTCTTTGTGACATTGAGAAGATATTTGGGTCTGCAACAGGTATTACATCAACTCTATCGTCAAAATCTTGTAATTTTACGAACCTATCTGCGTTTGTAACAGCATATGGGTACACAGGAGGTAGATAATCAGCAAAAACTTTTGCTAAAAGTCTAAATTCTTGTCTCATTGCGTAGTAACAACGCTTGTGAATGGCACTCATGACCCTTGAACCACGCTCCAAGAGAGCAATTGTAGTTCCAACAGCTCTATTTTGTGCATCTTCACCCATTTGCATGTCTGCAATTGATGCAAAACGCTGCCCTGCTTGTACAACAAAGCCTAAAAGTTGAAATAAAGTTCCACTTGGCTCTTTAAAAGGTAGAATTTGGAACTGATCTTTGATATTTCCGCCTGGTGCATCAACATCTCTGAACTCTCCGGGTTGAAAAGGTTGGTCATCATCTCTAATTCTTATGCCTCTAGATTTAAATCCAGCAGGTAAGTTTGCTAAAGTACCTGCATCTAGTAATTGTCTTAATGCTTGAGTAGCAGATCTTGATAATCCACCAATCATATGTATTAAACCAAAACCATAAAAACCTAAACCAGGTAAAAACTTGTAATGAACAAAATATTCTTTTCTAGATTCTGTGTCATCGTCTTGATTATAGTTTCTATAAATAGATAAAATTTTTCCTGAACCCTCATCAATAGAAACTATATACGGTTTTTTTACTTTTTTTTCTGAAGTCTCTGCTTCAAACTCATCTAAATTACAATCAACATGCATCTCTAGAATATTATATTGATATTCTTTTTCTCCAGCAGGTTTTACACCTTCAAGTTCATTTAATTTATCTTGTATTGGACTTTTTTCTGGTTGCTTAGGTGTTAATTCTACATCTAGATAAAATCCTGCTTTCTGTTGTTTAAGAACATCATTCTCAGACATTTTTACAAGATGTGTAATTCTTTCACAATCTTTTAAATCTGTTGCATAATATGGAACGATTAAATCTTCTGCAGGAACAAATTTAGCTACAGCTCTTTGTTTTATTTCATCGTAATAAATTTTTTTAAAAGCAGATCCTGCTAATGGTAAATAAAATAATAATTGGTCTGTGTCTGGTGTATACTCCTCCATCTCTTCCATTAACATATAGTTCATAAAGTTTTGAACTCTCTCAGCTTGTTGAGTCACCTCTGGAGTATCAGCTCCAATAATAGATGTTCTTACAGGACCATCACTTGGTAATAATTCTTTGTAAGCTTGTGCTTGAAATTGTGTTACAGCTTCTGATAAGAGCGGATGGGTAACACCACTTGCACCTTGAAACGGTCTTGTATTATTCACATACTTGAAACCAAGTAAGTCTAAACCTTGAGTGTAAGCTTGTTCCCAATCCCCTCTTGAAACTTTATCCCTTTTATAATCAGAAATAAGTTGTGACGACATACGACCAAGAACACGATCGTCCATCTCCTCAGCTAAATTTCTATAAAAATCCTCTTCGGGTTGTTGTTCTTCAGGAACTTGTTCCTCACCCTCAATCTCTATATCAACTTCACTCTCTTCAACTTCTTCTTCAGGAAGCTCATTTGTTTTATCTACTTCAGCCATAAAACTAGTATAATTTTGTCGGTTTTAAATTAACTAACTTTCCACCTCTAGCTTTAATCATTTTACCAGCTTTAGCACCTTTTTGTATTCCCATCACATCTGAAAATGCATCACCGTAGTCACCCGCTAAAGTATCGGTTGGCTTAATGCCAGGTCCACGACCTAAATTGATGTTCTCTTTAATAACTTTTTTAGTCGCATCTTTTACTTTAGCCATAAAAGGTTTTTTAATAGGTGCTTTTGTTTTTTTTGTTATGTAATTAACTTTTGCTCTATCGCCACCTTCTTCAGCTAGGAAAGTTTTCATTTGATTTGCTTGTCCTATTTTTGAAAGAGCGGCAGCCCCAAGTCCAGCGATAAGAGCTTTTTTTAACTTTTTACTTGCCATGATATATATCTCCTTTTTGTTATAACAGATTTATAATATCACGCAAACATATTTACTACTAGCCCACCAGTCTGATATGCCTTGAAAGGCTTAGTTTTCATCTCTGGGCTTACCTTTATAGCGAAAGCATCAAAGTATAATCTGACATCTCCATCAAACATTTTCACTACTGTACCCCCATATCTGCTTTTGTAATCTTCTGCTTCTTCTAACGTTCTAAAAGCACCTATGTGTTGTGTTCCTGCTGTATCTGGATTTAAGCCATAAACTTTTTTTGTGTTTTCTACTTTTGCTACTACCTTAAAAGGTTTACTAGGATCAGATTTAGCTATCGGTATTGTTTTTACTTCAGACCCATATTGTGCAGCTAGTTTTTTCATAACATTAGGTAACGTCGCCATTTTTTTAGGATCTGTATTCCCCTCTATTGGAACCTCTGTATCATTCGCATTTTTTCTCACAACCCCTTGTCGCGCACCATAATTTTTAAATCCAGCCGTTCCAAATCTATTTCCATAAAATTCTATATCACCAAGATACTTAGTTCTTTTTGCATGGTGTAACTGTTCGACAGGAGTAATGGCCACCCAATCAACCCCTTCATCCGCTGCAGTCTTAATTGCATTTTTAATCGCATGTGAACCATAATTTTCTTTTCCATACAAAGGTAAAAAAGGAATTCCTTCGTTAGCTTTTTGAGAACTAATATTTGATAAGTTCATTGAGTTAGCTCTTAGTTCTCTAAAGTCACTATTTAATTTATTAAATCTTTGCATATCTTCTGGTGTAGCTCTGATACCTTTATTTGAGATGGTTTTCATCTCATCTATTATTTTTTCTAATTTTCTATTAGCAGAAAAAAATTCAATCTCAGATCCAAATGCATTTACAACTGTTGCCCTTTTTGGATCTACGTTTCTTAGTTTTTGATGATAGTCTGATTGAATTTCATCAATTAACATTACTTTTTGATTTTGATTCGTACCACCTGTTCTTATTGAACCTCGCGTGTGATAGATTTGATTTGGAATAGCTTTAGTTGGACCAAACTCTGATGTGTAATGTTTTTGAAAATCACTTTTAAGTCTTTGACCCATAGGTAATGGTTTAGGATAATAGACAACATGTTCAAAATACTTGTCACCACCTTTAACTCTATACTCATCATAGTTTCCATATTTAGGTAACATTTGTTGAGTTTTCATAAGTTGTAATCTTCTACCTAAGTCAGTATCAATTCTTTTAAATTTATCTAAGAAGGCCAAAGTGTCATCACCTGTAGTGACACCTATGTTTCTAGCTCTGTCAAACAAAGCGGCTACTTCCGCAATATCTTGTCCAAATACATTAGTACTATCGAAGCTATCGTAGTCTGACGTTTCTGCGCTTCTGTAATGATTATGTAAACGACCTGTTTTTCGTCTTAAATTTTTTGCAACACCATTACCTAATGTAACTAAATCAGCAAACTTTTGAGATTCATTTGCTGGAAGATTAGCAGACATTTGAACAGCCTTATCTCTTATTTTATTTATATGATTGATTGCTTCATTTGCAACATCTTCTGCTTCATCAACTATTTTAGTATCAGTTGTAAGTTTTCTTACCTTTAAATTATTAACAGGAGCTTTCTCTACGATGTAAAGCAGATCCATTTTTGTAAGAGGAATTTTTTTCTCTGCAGCTACTTTTAAAAATCCACCTATAACTTTACCATCTTTATCAAATTGAACTAAATTTGAATCCCATAGCTCATCCTTTTTTACTGCTTGGTTTATGTTTTTAAAATTTGGATTACCTGTCTTAAAAGCACCTGGACCTGTAGATTTAAAATCTTTTATCCATTCCTCTGCTTTTCTTGCTCCTGCTATTGGGTGTCGTGCAATATAATCCCAAAGTGATGATCCTATTCTATTTGTTTTACCACCTCTTGATAATGGATTATTGTAAGCAATCTTTTTTAATTCGTTTGATCTTGCAATTGCAATCTGTCTTATTTCATCTTGAGGTTTAGTTTGTGCAACGGTAAGAGCTTTACCTCTTTCCATTTTAGTAGGAGCTATTTCTAAAACTTCTTCTACTTGATCTTTAACACTGGTTCGTGAAGCGGGAGCCTTGGGTAATTTGATACTTGCAATTTTTTGTAAGACTCTTCCGATAGGGTTCCTTAGAGCAAAGGCTCCCGCACCAGCGACCGCGATCCCAGCTAAACCTCTAGCCATGCTAGGATCATAAGGTTCTGTATAATCTGATTTGTTTCTTGGAACTGAAGAGGTTGGTTGATCCTCAATTGATTCCATATCAATGAGTTCTTTTAATCCAGCCATTATAATAAATCTTTAATATATTCTTTGCCCTTAGTAATTTCTACTTCACCACCAATATTCATATTTGCAGTTTTTTGTTTTGTGGCTTTTTGATAGAGATCAGCTACCATATTTTTTTTATTCATTGCATATTTTGTATCATCAGGCACAGCTACACCTGTTTTCTTTTTTGCTTTACTAAATGCCTTTGCTCCAAGTGCTCCTAATGCAAGAACACCTAATACTGCTTTTAATGGTTTTAATTTTTTTGTAGGATCTTTAGGATTCATATCCTGTTTTTTTGGTTCTTTGACCTCTTTCATAGACTCTAAATCTTCTTTTTT